ATAGGTACAGGGGTAGCAGTAGGTGATAACTTCTCTCACCCCCAAGAAATTCTTAAAGACTTACTTTATGTAGCCACCCTATGCAATGCTTTCTTAGATCTAATGGAGATTGATGAGGATATATTTGATAGGGTTGCCGACCATAGACACAGGCTAATGATGAGGGAACTTAATGAGTGTAGCAAGGAAGATAGCTCTTTACAAGAGACTAAAGGTGAGGTAATAAGCTTAGACGCTTATACAAAAACAAAGGGTAACGCATGACTAATTTTGATCCAGTTGAACGTCCTGCTCACTACAACATGGGTGGCGTAGAGTGTATTGATTACATCAAGCAAGTAGTAGGCTTGGATGGGTTCATTGCTTACTGTCACGGCAACATGATTAAGTATCAGCATCGTTACCGTTACAAGCAGAAGCCAGCAGAAGATATGCTCAAAGCCGCATGGTACTTAGACAAAATGAATGAAGCTCTAGCGGAGAAGCATAGATGAAGGTAAAGTCTTTCAGCGTCACGTTCCTAGTTAACATTGATGATAATAATAATATACTAGGGTCATATGAAGATGCACACACAGATGACGTTAGAGATCTTGTAATGGATACATTCTATGATATAGATGATGTTACCGTACAGAATATCTTAGTAAAGGAAAGAGATAAATGATTACTAAAGAAGACATAGACTCTCTTAGGTATAAGGCCGATATAGAAGAATACAATGATAAGTACAGAGAAGATGGCACCCTAATAAATGAGCTAGCAGCATACAGCCATTGGGCAGAAGGTTTAGTACTAACTAAAGGGGATACTAGGTTATTAGAGAACATACTAGGCCTAGTGGGAGAGGCAGGTGAAGTAGCTGAGAAATTAAAAAAGAGTTTAAGGGATGGTAATAAGTTAGATATTGCTGGACTAAAGTTAGAGTTGGGGGATGTCTTGTATTACATAGCAGTTACTGCTAATCATATAGGAAGTGACTTACAAGAGATATCTGAAATCAATATGGAAAAACTAAACAGCCGCAAAGAACGTGGCGTATTACATGGGTCAGGTGACAACAGATGAATAACTATCTACCAACAGACTATCAATCATTCATACACAAGTCACGCTATGCACGTTGGCTTGACAAAGAGGGAAGGCGTGAGACTTGGGGCGAGACAGTAGCAAGATACATGGAGCATATCGTATTACCTAACGCTGGTAGTAGCTCATACACCAGAGAGATTGAACAAGCTATCTTATCATTGGATGTCATGCCAAGCATGAGAGCCTTGATGACAGCTGGACCAGCTATGGCACGAGACAATACAGCAGGGTACAACTGTTCATACCTACCAGTAGATGACATGAAAGCTTTTGATGAGGCTATGTTTATCTTGCTGTGTGGTACAGGTGTAGGGTTCTCCGTAGAGCGACAGGCAGTTACTAAACTACCTGATATTCCTGAGTTGTCTGATAGTGACACAACTATCGTGGTCAAGGACAGCAAGGAAGGCTGGGCTAAATCTCTACGTGCAGTGATCTCACTACTGTATGCTGGTGAGATACCTAAGTGGGATGTGTCTCTTGTTCGCCCTGCAGGTGCCAAGCTTAAGACATTCGGCGGTAGAGCATCAGGCTCAGCACCTTTGGTTGACCTGTTTAACTTTGTCATCAAGACATTCAAGGACGCACAGAACCGCAAGCTCTCATCTCTTGAGTGTCACGACATCATGTGTAAGATTGGTGAGGTAGTAGTTGTCGGTGGTGTACGCCGTAGTGCTATGATTTCATTGAGTAATCTCTCAGATGATCGTATGCGTCACGCTAAGTCAGGTGCATGGTGGGAGAATAACAAGCAACGTGCCTTAGCTAACAACTCTGTATCGTATACTGAGAAGCCTGATAGCTTATCATTCATGCGTGAGTGGATGGCATTGGTTGAGTCAGGCTCAGGTGAGCGTGGTATCTTCAACCGTCAGGCATCTAAGGTACAGGCAGCTAAGAATGGACGCCGTGATGCAACGTATGAGTTCGGAACTAATCCATGTTCGGAGATAATTTTAAGGCCGATGCAGTTTTGTAATTTAACAGAGGTAGTTGTACGTGCAACGGACAGCATTGGTGACCTAGAGAAGAAGGTTCGTATGGCTACCATCCTTGGTACTATCCAATCATCGTTCACTAAGTTCCCCTACCTACGTAAGATATGGCAGAAGAACACAGAGGAGGAACGCTTACTAGGGGTATCTATGACAGGCATCATGGATAATAGTAGGATGACAACAAAGAATGCTGGCTTGGAGAAAACACTTGAGCACCTTAAATCTATCGCCGTTATTACTAACGCTGAGTGGGCTGAACGCCTTGGCATCCCTGTCGCTACTGCTATCAGCTGTGTTAAACCTTCGGGCACAGTATCACAACTGGTTAATTCAAGTAGCGGGATACATGCTCGTCACTCACCCTATTATATTCGTACTGTTCGTGGTGATAACAAAGACCCATTGACACAATTTATGAAGGACCAGAAGATACCTAACGAGCCTGATGTAATGAAGCCTGACCAGACTACCGTGTTCAGCTTCCCTATGAAAGCTCCAGACGGTGCAATAGTTACTGCTGATATGACTGCCATTGAACAGCTAGGGATGTGGCTAGCCTATCAACGCTCGTGGTGTGAGCACAAGCCATCTGTAACTATAAATGTTAAAAACAATGAGTGGCTAGAAGTAGGTGCCTTTGTTTATAAACACTTCGATGAGATGTCTGGTGTATCTTTCTTGCCCTTTGATGAGCACACCTACCAGCAAGCTCCTTACCAAGATTGTAGTAAGACAGACTACAAAACCCTTCTGTCTTGTATGCCAGATAAAATTAATTGGGAAGAATTATCTGACTATGAGAAGGAAGACAACACTGCAGGTAGCCAAACACTCGCATGTTCTGGTGACTCCTGTGAAATCGTAGACCTAGTATAAAGGAAATAACATATGACTTTTCTATCAGCCGCAATCATAGTACCCGTAGTAGTATTCTTCTTAGGCACAGCCCTAACGGAGGTAAATGCTGCAATCACAGACCTCATTGAACCTGAGGTTACCCAAGTAGTAGAGTAACCTTACCACCTAAGCATGTGACTAAACTGCTTACTTAAGGAATTAGTATGAAACAATTAGACTTATTTGATAGCTTAGCTAAGGATGATAAAGCTAAGAAAGAAAAGAAAGCAGCTTACAATAAGGCTTACTACGAAGCTAACAAAGAGAAGAAAGCAGCTTACTACGAAGCTAACAAAGAGAATCTAGCAGCTTACAATAAGGCTTACTACGAAGCTAACAAAGAGAAGAAAGCAGCTTATAGAGAAGCTAACAAAGAGAATCTAGCAGCTTATGGTAAAGCTTACAGAGTAGCTAACAAAGAGAAGAGAGTAGCTCAGAAAAAAGTTTACTACCAAGCTAACAAAGAGAAGCTAGCAGCTTATCATAAAGCTTATAGAGAAGCTAACAAAGAGAAGCTAGCAGCTTACTACGAAGCTAACAAAGCAGATAGAGTTGCCCAGCAAAAAGTTTACTACCAAGCTAACAAAAATATGTCTCGTGCAAGGGTGGCTAAGCGCAGGGCATTAAAGCTTAAACAGGTGCCCATACACCTGCGTGACTGTCCTCAGGAGAAGCAACGTTTAATGCAGACATACATACTAAGTAGTATGCTAAGCAAAGCAACAGGAGTACAACACCATGTAGATCATATGTGGCCCCTGTCAGACGGTGGACCTCACTGGTCAGGTAACCTACAAGTTATAACTGCATATGAGAATAATAGTAAACATGCCTCTGTATGTGAGGCTACTAAGAGTACTATAATAAAAAGCCTAGAGAGCTTTCAATCGGAGAGAACTATCTAATGAAACTAGAACAAGAAGCACAAGAGCACATCCAATCTAAACGTAAAGAGTTCCTAAATGAATTAGCTGATCGTATGGAAGAAGTAGAAGTGTTTATAAGTGACAACCTATGGCCCTGTGATGAGAGATCCAAAGCCCTAGATAGGTACACAGAGACATTCCTGTGGGCTAGATACTGTGCTGAGATGCATGGGCTTAAGTAAAACTAAAAGGGGCAGCACTAAGCTGCCCTTTCTTTTGTCTAACTTATTGTGATGCTTTTACTGCTCTAGCTAAATCATCCTTCTTTAAATCTAGGTAGGTAATTAAGAAGTTTAATTGATTTTCATTTAACTCTGTTACATCCATGTCTAAATCTAACTCCTTTAAGGCAGCAGATACAGTACTTTTAGTCTTGCCTGCAGTGCCCTTACTTAAGTTGTAAAGCTTAAGTGTCCTAGTATCCTTAGGGTCAAGGCTACCCTCAAGAACTTTTATTATATTATTCTTGGCATTAGACATAACGGCATCAAGGATTTTTGTACGCTCCTGTATCGTACCTGACTTCCACGACTCACTGTTTATAGCCTTCTCCGCACCTATCTCTACGAAAGATACCACGTACTTGTTGATGTCGTTCCTTACCTCAGGAATGAAAGACTTTATTTGAGTGCGCCACTTAGGTCTACCTATCTCATTATACATACGCTGAATAGATGTCTGCCCCGGCACCTCTCTATAGCCAAAGATGCGTCCGATGGGTGCCATAGCACGATCTCTAGTTAGTGGGTCAAACTTCTCTTTGGCAAGTTCCGTACCCGTTAGTACTGTAAAAATTTGATCTACATAACGAGCCGACTTGTTTACAAACTCTGACCCATCCTTACGATCAATAGGTATGTAGTCTTCACCCCTGCTTATGGCAATGATCTGATTGAGAGGATCAAAAGGACGAGAGAAACCACTGATGTACATAGATGCTGTATCATTTGCAGCTTTAACTAACCCATCTACAATGTCTGGATCTTTGTTTGTAACTATATCCTCAAAGAACTTAAAGGAAAACTTAGCTGAATCATTTAGCTGGCGTGTAAGATTTTTAGGACCAAATACAGTTACGACTTCTCGCCACATATCAGGAGGTACTACACCATCACGATATAGGTGGGCACCCATACGACCCATAGCTTTATAGTAACTTAACGGAAAGTCATACGCACGGTTCTTTATTGATCCGTCACTAGTTCTTTCTTCAAATAAACCCAAGCCCTCTTCCATGTTATCCATTTCACGAGCAGTCATAACACCCATAAAGCCTAAGCCTACTACAGACTTAGTAAGTAACTCCATAGGATCACGAGTGCCACCAGCTACCATCCTATGAAAATAACTAATGCCTGAATAGTCAAACATATGAGCTAGGGTATTATTAAAGAACTGCCCAAATGGAATCATGGCCCCTATACCAAGGGTCTTGCGTAAGTCTTCTATAGGACGGGCGATTGCTTCAAGTCCTTTGGCTGCTTTAGTTCTATCACCACCGTAAGACTTAGCGTATACATTACGTAGTGCATCGTCAACAGCAAGAGCCTGTACAGTAACGTATTCGTCACCCTTCATCAGTTGATACAAAGGCTTGCCATTAACAGGGTCAATACCAGTAGTACCTTTTTCTAGAAACTCTGCGTAGGATACTCCGTATTTTATACGTATCTGTTTATCTATGCCATACATAAACTCTTGCGTCTTAGTGAACATGTCCTGTGCCTTAACACCGTAAGCCGCCTGAGCAAAGTCCATGATCCTCTCTCCCATTCCGGGCTTGTTCAGATCACCTACATCAATGTTTAAGCTTTTGTATACATCATCAAGCTCAATGCCACCTGACATGTAGCGGAATAGTTCTTTCTGAGACTTAGGGTTTGCCGCAAGGAAAGAGAACGCAGCCTGCTTTGTAGCATAAGGGCTTACTAGGTTTGTGATCTTCTGGCGTTGCAGAGAATACATTAGCCTTGATTTATTAGCAAATTCTATTGCCTGAGTCTTTCGGCCAATAGCCATCTCACCTAGTGCACGACCCCCATACAAAGCTCCACGTAGCATGTCACTTATAGTTGTCATTCCAGATGCATTAGTCCAACCAACAACGTTTAATGCAGTTGTACCGGGGTGAGTAATCAACATGCGAATTAGGTTTTGCTGTAGTGAGGAACTCCCCTCGCCTATTTTCTTCCTAAAGGATTTCACTGTTGATAGATCAGGTGCATCTAAAATATCCTCAATAGTTTCATTGTACTTATCTTTAGCTGGGCCAGACTTAGCTAACTTCAAATCTTTCTTAAGCTTTGATAGTATATTACCTGTGCGACCCCAGTTACTAGACAAACTAGATAGGACATTCATACCATCATCTAAGTTTTTACCTTGGAACTCAGGTAGCTTTTGCATAGTATTCTCATACAATTTACTAACTTCAGACTTAGCTGACTTAGGCAAGGCAGAGATAATCTCTGTTATAAAGTCTGTAAAGTTTTCAAATAGATCATCCTCATTAGATAACTTAATATTAAAGTCATCAAAGATATTCTTGAGTCCTTTAAAGCTGTCCTTACCTGAATCTATACCATGAAAAAATGCACCAAGTAAGTCCTCCCTACGGGGGTCAGGCGTTGCTTCGTTTGACATACGAATTAAATTATCTCCCATGCCTACCTTCTTTGCCCAACGCTCTGATTTAGTAGCACTAATATTTAAAGCTTTGGCAAGAGCCTTGTAGTCCATGGCCTTAAGGACTGCTTTGTTACTCTTACTACGTGCACTTTTAATAAGTGTTTCAGCAGCCAACTGTTCTGATATTGCATTGTCATGGGCTTGCATAAACATAGGTAGAGTTGCCTTGCTGTGAGGTGCCTTATTCAGTAGGTTAAGACCATAGGCTAGCCCACCTCCAAATACACCTGTCAGACCAGTGATAGTACCTTGTAGTATGCTATAGTCATTTGGGGCCATGCCACTTTCTGAAACTCTCAAGGCCTTCTGATACACAGCATCAACGCTTACAGCAGCAGCACTATCAAATGCAGCTGTAGCCATGATCTCTTTACGTGCTAGTTTTTTAAGCTCCTTAGCAAAGGCATCATTAGCAATCCTACCACCCTTAACTCTAGCACCCTTACTAAGGCCCGTAACAGTTTCACCTCTAAGTATCTGGCCTAGCACACGCTGCTCAATCTTATTAGCTTCTACCTGCATAGCTTTAGTGAGAGGCTTCTTAGCAGCAGCCTTAATAGTTGCATTAGTAACAGTTTTCTTAGAGGCTTTAACTACAGACTCAAGTACAAGTTTCTTGACTGTCTCCTTAGCAATCTGTGCAGCGACCTTAGTAGCACCGCCTGAAATAAGTTTACCTACGCCTAGTGATACTAGGTTAATAGGATCAATTATAAGAGCACGAGCATAGTCAGCTACAGCGTCAGCCTTCTGACCAAACGTGTACTCTTCAGAGAAGGCACCCTTCATGTTATCAAAGAGTGAGTATGCCTGACCTGCAGCTATCTTCTTTGTATCATTGCTTGCACTAAGATAAGATAACTCTGTGCCTGTTGTTACGGACTGACCAAAGTTAAACTTACGCATATGATTAACGTAGGAGTCTACAATCTTCTGACGGTCATGTTGAGCTTCTCTCATACCAAAGCGTTGATCCATGTACTGTCCGACTACAGCAAAGTTATTGTCAGTCATAAGGTCATTGATTGTTTCAGCTGAAGGTAAGGCACCAACAGTTTGTCTTGTAGCAACCTCTACTGGATCAACATCTTCAGGGTCATCAAAGTAGGTTATAGTAAAGGGTTTCTTCTCTACCTTAGTATCCTCTGGGTCATCAAAGTAGGTTATAGTAGAGGGCTTCTGCTCTACCTCATCCTCTACGGGGTCATCAAAATATGTTATAGGCATTTTTACAATTCCCCAACCTGTACCGTACCAAATCGTTCATATAGTACAGCAGCAGCCCTACCTTTTTCAGCCACACTAAAGGGAGACTCAGGAAACGAACTTTCTATCCATGCCAGTGCTTCTTCTTTTGTTTCAAAGGCCAGCGGTTTAGTTTGTAGTGCCTTTAAAAAGATGTCTGTATACAATGCTTTTCTAGAAGGGTTTCTTCTATTTGCATCTGCAGCTCTATCAGCACTGTTTCCAAACGGGTTACCAAGGCCCCTATTTTTAGGAGGTCTGCCTGCGCCTTGTGCAGGTTCCCTCTCAAGATCAGGCTTTCTCAGAACCTCTTGATACATTAATAGAGCCTCACTCAGGCCTTCTGGAACTGCTTGACTAATCGTATTAGGAGCACCACTACCTCCTGTTGTAGGAGTCATTAAACCTGGAGTCTCAGTCTGTACGTTAGGTGGCTGTTCAGCAGGTCTAGCTTCAGGTCTAAGGCTACTCATCACCTGCTGAAACTTTATAGTGCTAAGCCTACCTACGTCACCAAAACCTGAGTGATCTATTAAGTAGGCATTTTTACCCCGTAGTCCTGTAACTACATCTCCTTGTTTGATAGTCCCATCCCTTAGTCTTGCCTTTAGTGTATCGTATGATTGGATATTGATTGCGTCATCAGGCGCTACGGGCACCTCTACTAATTCAGTGAAAGGCATAAAGCCATTAGCAATTACTAACGCAGGGTTTCTGTAATCCTTTCCTCTAGGGTTAAACCCCTCGCCTAAAGGTTCATTATTTTTTAACATTCTTTCCATTGAATATTTATCAACAAGATCAACATTATCACTAGACGTTTCTACTATTTCTTCTGTTACTATAGGCTCTACTATAGGCTCTACTATAGGCTTTACTTTTGCTTCTACTATAGGCTCTACCTCTGCTGCATTTGTTACTGCTG